AAGTTCAAAGTCGTGCGGGAAACCCATCATATGTAAACACTCACGAATAGTCAAAGATCTTTCGTGCACCGGATGAATTGAATCTACCATATTACGACCAATAACAGCATTCATATATTCACCAAAAACATGAACCGATCCGTCCCAAATGCCTTTACCCATTCCAAACTTTTTAATAGCGTGTTCAGACAACTTAATACCTTTTTCATCACCGATATCTTTGAACCATTGATTTGCTTCAGGCAACAAACCTTTACCATTTACATAGTTAAAGGTTGACTTTACGTTTGCCTCAATACAAAGTTCACGAGGATCGCGGTTTGTTTTCATTTTAATAAATCGCCAATAAGGTTCGGTTGCAACACCGTCATTTACAATTAAGTCTTGTTGTAATGCGTCAGGTGGTACTCGATTTAAATGCTCAAGGAATGTTTCTCTATCGCGTTTATACCAACTCATAATTGGTGACGTTTCAGATTTCCATCCAATTGCAAAAGTACGATCTCGAGCTTGAGGCAAACCGTGATACTTAGTTGACGTTTTATATAATGTCAAACTATATCCTCTTTCTTTACAAATGTCAAATAGATTATGTGCTACTCCACGACCTTTGTTTGTATAAAGAGCAGGAGCATTTTCAACAACTACTGCTTTTGCTTCAAATTTATCAATACCGTCTTTAAATACTTCATACATATATTCGTTCTTTGCACAATTAGAACCTTTAACCTCTTCAGATCGGCCTGTATTCAATTGTGATAAAGCAGCACAAGGAGGAGTACCCGAGATTACATCAACTTTGTGTTTTGGCATTGGGTTTGCTTCATTGAGCACAATATACTCAAGGCCGCGTTTCTTTACGTTGTTTTGATAGTTTATGTAATGAGAATCGTTTGCTTCAAAACCATCGTATGAATATATTGCTACAGGTGGTTTTCCAAACGCTTTTTCAGCACCTAACATTTGTCCACCAATGAGTGGCACAAGTGGTGCCCAAGTTAAATTTGTCATAATTTACTCCGTTTATAATTCTATATTGGCATAATCTCTTACATACTTTTTAACTTGATTATGTAAGAAAGTACCGTCAAACAGATCGTCTTTGTCAAAGAATTGCCAAAGAACATCAAGTATCTTTTCACGCTCATCGGGATTTGCTTCAAGATAATCTATCTTTTCCCACATATCCTCAGGGCTATTTATACGTAAAATATCAGGTACGTCTAAGATCTTTTCAGTATCATAACCTGGGTGAAAGAACGGAATAATACCGTACATAATCATTTTCCAAAACTTTTGAGTTACAAAGTTTCCTGTTGGCTGATGCGGTGGAGGAATAATTGTATATTTTGTCCTAAAGAATTCGTCCTCAACTTCAGCAATACGTTTTTCTTCAAACATATCAGGATGTTCATTTGTAAACTCTTCAGCCCATTTACCATATACCTTAACGTCTGTACGACCTTTATCAATAAACCAATCACGAATAAACTTATCTCGAGATTGTCCACCATTCAAACCAATCGTAAAGAGAATGTCTTTATTAATATTCCGCCAATCTGTTTTCTTTTCATCAAGCATAAAGATTGTTTCAATACCTGCGTATGAATGATGTTCATATACTTCTACAGGATTTAGGCTATCTTCATATGAAGGAATGCGTTTTGTTTTAAACTTACCTTCGGTTTGACTCATTACAACTTTTGGTTCGTTTAGCATATCACGAGCAATAGACGGAACATATTTAGGATCACCACACAAACCAATCCAAGGAATTTGTGTTTCATTTAATGTGTTCATAATAGGACCGTAATAAAGCACAAACATATCAAGAGACTTTGCAATGCCTGAACCATCAAGACGCATAATACCTTTATCAGGTATACCTACGTTTGGCATTGGCCCATAATAAATTAATCCTAAATCAAACTTAAGACCTAATCGTTGAATCTTTGCCCATAACCAATTATGTGGTAATTCTGTTATATTCCTATCCCAATCGTCAAATAAGTCAATGATATTTGATGGAACTGTTTCCTCTTCCTCTTCTCCGAAGAATGCACTTAAAGTTGCATTACTTTCCTTTTTACGGACGCGCTGTAAATCAGAACGTCCAATCAAATAAAAGTTATGTTCAGGATATTTTTTTGCGAGCATAGTATACATCATTGGTGCTTCTTCATCACCATTTGTCATACTACGCTTGTCTTTGTCAAAATAGATTGAGCGGCCGATCTTACCAATTACAATATTCATTTTCACTTCCCCACTTATATAACAATTGCTTGCCAAGATAATACAAGTACATAGAATAAGGATACTCGTGTAAAGCAGCAATATTCAAATAGATTAATGCAGTTAGGATCTTTGTTCTTTCAACACAAAATCCATTACTATTTAGCCATTTGTAATACTCCTGCTCAACATCAACAAGAGTGGAAGGACGTAAAATATCAATAGTAATATTTCCGGTATCATCATATGAAACTGTAAAATAATCGTTATGAACCATTGAATGTGATACGATTAAACCATGATTGAATTTTGCAAAATCATAATAAGCGTCGCCTATTTCATAATTGCCTTTACCAAAGTTTTGTCTCCAATCAATTAGAATAGGATTATTTTCATCATTAACTAAAATATTCTCATTATGAAAATCACCATGGAATGCAGTAGCAAATGGATTTTCACAAAGAAGGTCCCAATTAATATTATCGAGTAATACAGCGCAAGATGGAATTGCCATTCCATTAACTGTTGTAGCTTTATCCATTACTTCGTATTTTGTATGAAATAAATCAACACGCTCTTTTGTCTTTTTTTCATAAAAATCATAACAAGATGCAATCAATTCTGGTGTTGCTTCAGCATGATTTGGCTGCCACATCTTTTCGTTAATTGTATCAAGAATGTGATGCATCATATTATCGTTAATCTTTTTACTCAAGATATCGCCATAAACCATTTTATAAACATATAAGTTTTTGTCATACGATATAATTTTTGGAAATAAATCTTTGTGTAATACGTTTAGTCTTTGGATCCTATCAGCAATGAATGCTTCATCAACTGAGAACTTAATTACGTCATCACCGTTAAACCAAATAGCTTCGTTTTCTTTTTCAAGAATATTAAACCGACCGTCGTCAAGTTTCTCACGTGTTTGCTGCAATGAATCCATATTACCAATATCACACCAAGATGCAAACTCAAATGCAGTAATATCATCAAGGGCCTGCATACCGTATGACTCACCCATTCTAACGGCCTGTGGATCATCCATTGTATCCCAAAAGGTATCATAGTCACGAATACCTGCAAGACCAATATAGGTATGGTTTGCATTGTCAACGCCTTTTGGATTGATTGAATTAACTTTTTTGTTTGAAATATTTAAAGTACGATATTGAGAATTGTCTCTACCTGTATTTGCCCAACCCATCCAATTACCGTAATTTGTTGGATCAAGATTACAATCGTCAGTAGGAATAACTGTATCGTTTGGTACAAAGATAAACGGACATTGCAGTTTATGTCTTGCACAATTCAAAGAACGACCTAATCCTGACTCAGGGCCGTCCCATACATCAACTTCAACAAATGAAATATTCTTATTAGGATAAAAAGCTTTTACAACCTGCCTTGTGTAATCACCTTTGTATCCTAAAAGAATAACAATTTCTTCGGCGTCAGGAAAGTTATCAATGACGTGAGTGATAGCAGGACGATTATTGATTGTCACCAATGCTTTATTCATAAACTTGGTATACGGACCAATTCTTGATCCGATACCTGCCGATGGGATAACTACTTTATACATGCATCAATTCCTTAATCTTCATACTATTATTATAAACTGAATCGTCAGTTTTGTAAATAGTTGATGTGCCGCCAACAAAGAAATTTGCGCCAGCTTCAATTAGACGCGGAATTGTATCCCAACCAACACCACCATCAATTTGAACAGTGATAGGTTTATCAATTCTATTAAGCAATTCAGGAATCTTTTTATAAAGTACTTCGGGTTTTGAAGTTTGTTTTAGTACGCCAGGATGAATACCCATAAAGCAAACAAAGTCAAGGTCAAGGTGATTGATACAGTTGGCAGTTGTTGCAAGTGGTGACATTAAGTTCAATGCAATACCTGCTTGTTTGCCTTGACCGCGGATCTTATCAATAATGCGAGCAGCATTCTTTTCGTTATCGTCAATGTGAAAAGTAAATGTTGTGATTGCGTCAATGTCTGCAAATTGGTCAATTGCAAACTCAGCGTCTTCAACCATCAAATGACAATCCTGTTTCATATCAGGGAAACGATCCGAAAGGAAACGACTGATCTCAGGATAAATGCCATAACGAGGAACATAGTGGCCATCCATAATATCCATATGCAAATAACGATGGCCCATATCATAAAGTTCTTGTGTATCACGCTCAATATTCAATGGATCCATACAAACAACGGACGCACAAAAGGTAGGTTCTGTAATCATATCTTACTCCAAAATTGAATGGTTGTGTGTAATCTCATCACGATTCAAATCTAATTGACTTACAACTTGCTCTGCAACATAATCAAGCATAAGCATTGTGTATTGCTCATAAATTGATTTCATTAGCTGATGTGAATTAACTTTAGGCATTATGACAAGTTGATCTGATAGTTTTGCAATTGTTGACTCAGGATTTGTAGTGATTGTGATTATATATGATCCAGCATCTTTTGCTTGTTGTGCATACAAAATATTCGTAGGTGT